AAGAGCAAATAAAATACTTACTCAATTGCTTATATAGTATACCTAAAGATCTAAAGTATGTTATGCAAGATGAGTATATAGTTCGATGCAAAACGGTAGATGATATAATTAAATATTTGGAGGATGATTTGGCAGATGAGTATGGACAAGTTAGGCTTTAGGAATTGAAAGTAAATAACATTAAGTATAGAGTATATGAATGATTTTGATTTACTGAGCTTTAAACTGGAATTGGCCGATCTGCTTGATAAATACAATGCTGTTCTTATTTCTGAACAAAACAATTTGTATGCGGTGTATAAGTGGCAAAGCTACTTAGTAGGCAATGATTTAATTGAACCTAAAGAATTAAGGAAATGAAACTAAAAACTTCAACACTATTACTCGTGATAGGAGTTATTATTATTTTAATTTGGATGATCTTAAATAGCTAGCATGTCGTTCAGTGGTAGATTTTGTTTAGCAACAAAGCGGCTACATTCGTAAATGAACTGGGTTCGATTCCTGCACTGAATGATATATTATTTTAATAAATAGTTAAAGACGAAAAAAATGAAAATTCAAGAAATTATTAAGGCAATAGAAGAAACAAAGTCACAGGATTGTATATTGCAATTTGTATCTGACAAAGGATATTTGTTTTACCCTCTGATATTGAAAAACAATTGTATTGAAATGACGTTTGATTACGACATGGCAAGGTCAGACAGAGGTTATACTATTTGTAAAATTAAATTATCTGAATTAATACATCACCTTAATAATAATACAAACGCTACTCAATTAATGTTCCTAAGTATTTATAAGGAGTCCGATTATTTTATTTCTGGGTGGTGCGATTTAGGCGATCATGAGGGTGGATACTTTGAAATTTCACCTACTAATTAATCAAATAAAGACGAAAAAAGATGAAGGAAAAATTAAATGAAACACACGAAGAGATTGCGCAAAAAAAAATATCCTTTTTTGTGGAAGCATTTATTAAGGTTACAGGGGTTCTGGTTGCGTCTCTATTATTAGTATATTTTTTAGTAAATTATTTAAAATTGTAATCACTAAATATATATATCAATGGACTACAAGATTATTTTAAAATCGTTTGACCTTAAAAAAAGAAAAACGAGGTCTATCAAAAAACTAATTTGGAAGGGAAAAAATTATGACAAATAAAGATCGAATGAAAAAGAGAATGGTGCAGAATCGAATGGAAAGGATTAAATAATAATTAGTATCTTTGCACAGAAGATCCATTTAGAAGTGTAATTTTAGTTTTAAACGCCATGGCAGTATGGCGTTTTTTTTGTGCCAAACTTTCAGATATAGATAAATAAAATACATCGTTTGCATAATATAGATAAATTCTATAACTTTGGCACATGAATATATTTAACGGGCTGTCAAATTTCTTTAAGAGCTGGAAAGATAAAGATACTATTTACGATGATAGTTCTAGTTTTGGCTTCGGCGGCTCAAAAGTATCAATCAATAAGATATTCACATCTTCACAGGATAATAAATTATTGATTGACTATTTCAACAACGTTGCCGAAGTAGCAGCATGCCCACTGAAGTACATGGAGGGGGCAAAGCAAGTTATTTTAAAAGCAAGCATTCCAGAAGTTCAAAAATTAATTGATAAGCCAAACGACACACAGGGAGGCAATGAGTTCTTTGCACTTCAAATCTTACAAAAAAGGTTGTTTGGTAATTCTTTCGAAAATGCATTTACGACAATAACAATCGGTTCAAGCCCTAAACCAAAACAATTATTCCTATTTACTCCACAATACACCGCAATACAAACCAACAAAGAGGATGATTTTAGATTCAGAAAAATATTAAAATATTTATTTCCTAAAAATCAAACTGAAAATATAGAGATCGAACCGGAAAACATGCTCCATCTAAAGGAATCTAATCCAAATTTCGATAATGAATCTAACTTATTTGGATTGAGTAGGTATGTGTCTTGTGCAAGTGCTATACAAAGTTTAGTGGGTGGTTATGGTGCTAAAGTTAATTTATTTGAAAATGGACCACGATTTATAATTACAGGTAAAGCAGGCAACAAAGATGCATTTGCAGAAACAAACGCGGTTGAAACTGAAAGCATTGATAAAATACAAAAAAGATTTTCGTTATACGGATGGGCAAAACAAAAATACAATAATTGGATAACGGACAAACCTCTCGAGGTGCATAACGCTTCCTTGAACGTAGGTCAATTAAAATTAACTGAGCACAATACAGCTGATTTTATGCGCTTATGTGATGCCCAGGGAATCGATGTAAAAGTATTTTCAGAAAATGGAAAATTTGATGACAAGGCTTTGGCACTTTCTGATTTTTACAATAATGCATTTAGATCTGAAATAGATTCGACTGTAAAAGACAAGCAAGATTTTTATCGTCAATGGTGGCCTGACCTAAAATTAACAGTCGATTACTCTAATATTTCCGAAATTGTAGAAGCTCAAGACAAAGAGAATAAAAGGATTTTTGAAGACGCAAAAATAGGTTTAATAACCAGAAATGAGTATCTAGAAAAAACGGGTCAGGAACCTAAAAACGAAAAAACATTTAATGGATTGTACACTTTAGATTCACAAAATCAATGGAGGGCAATAAATGAAACGGGAACACAAACAACTGACCAAGGAGCAAATTAAAAAGCTTAAGGCAAAGAAGGATCGTATGGTTAAGGATAATAAAATTATAAAAAAATAGTCATGAAATTACCTTTTGATAAGTCAGATTTTAAGACAAAAAAAGAATTAATAAAGCATATTATTGATAATAAGCAGGAGTTAATTGCTCATGCAAAAAACACTATTAAAGAAGCGGACGCTTATTGTTTCTTTAGTGAGAAAAATATGATCAACAATAAGGAAGTTGCAAATAAAAGTAACGAATTTATTGAAAATCCACCCGACGAGCTCAATGTATTGGCTGTAATCAACACTACCAACTTGATGGACTCACATGATGACGTTCATATGCCTGGGCTGTGGTCTAAATCATTACAAGAAAACAAAAGAATCAAACACAGGCAAGAACATAAGTCTGGTTTTGATATGGTAATCTCTTCAGGTAATGATTTAAAAGCATACGCAAAAACTTACACATGGAAAGCTCTTGGTTATGATTTACAGGGAAAAACCGAGGCGTTAATGTTTGATAGCAACGTAAAAAAAGAGCGTAATGCATTTATGCATGAGCAATATTCTAAAGGCTATGTTGATAATCACAGTGTGGGCATGCGATATGTTAAATTAACATTTTGTTCTAATTATGAAGATTTCGGAGCTGAGTTTGAGGCATGGGAAAAATATTTTCCTGCCGTATTAAACAAAGAAGATGTGGAAAACCAGGGTTATTTTTGGGCAGTGACTGAAGCTAAAGTAATCGAAGGATCGGCGGTAACAGACGGTAGCAACCCATTAACCCCTACGTTAGAAAATAATAAAACCAAGCCGCTTAAAGCACTTGGGGCAAACGAGCCGCAAAAAGCACTCGATATGAATAAACTAATTAATTTACTTTAAAAATTTTACAAAATGAAAAGAACAAAACGAATATTAGCGTTTCTATTTTTCGCCCTACTGGGAACTATTCTATGTATTGCGACAGATACAGTACCGGCCTATGGTATGTTTTTAGGCTTAGTTACCTTTTTACCAATTTCGGCACCAGCCGGCGTATTTGGTGATAACTTGCCGATGACAGATGAGGATGAAAAGGAATTAAAATTAGTACAAAAGCTTAATGATAAAATAACTAAGCTTGTAACTGAACATACAAGAGGATTCATGACCGATGAGTTGTTAGCAATAAAACTAAAGCCAATAACTGACAAATTAGAAGAAATTAAAGGCAGTGAATTTGTTGATAAATCCGAGGTCGCAAAATTGACTAAGGCATTTGACGATTTAGCCGAGCAGGTGCAGAAAAATAAAGAAAGTGGAAGCTCTGAAATTAAGGGCGGTTTTACTAAGGCTTTGAAAAGTGCTTATGATTCAATGAAAGAGAAGTTTTCAAAAAATCCTGACTTTAAGGATGCATCAATGGTCATTAAGGCTATCCCTATTACTACAGCTAATCTAATCGGCTCAACTAATTACCCATTAATTCCACAAGATCAAGAAGCTGGTGTTTTACATGAGCCAAGATCGCCCCAAACATTTAGGGATGACACACCGACCGGAACACAAATGGCAGGAGATACATGGACATGGATCGAGAGAGGTACCATTATAGATAATACTGGAACAGTAGCGGAGAATGCAACTTTTGGAACAGTAGAAGTTTCGTATAACAACAAGGAAACTAAGGCAAAGAAGATTGCCAACTATACTAAGATAACCAGGGAATCTCTCGAAGATTGGAGCGAATTTTTAAATGAAGTTACGGGATTAATATCCACACTTAATAACGAAGAGTTAAACGATCAATTATTTAATGGTGATGGTACAGGAACCAATTTATTAGGCATTAAATTAAGCTCTGTTGAGTTTGACTCAAACGGAATTATAGAGGCCAACCCTACGATTTGGGATGTAATAAGATTATCTATTGCGCAAATATTGATAAACGGATTAACAGGCTGGATGCCTAATAAAATTTATATGAACCCTGCCGATGTTGCATCGCAAGAAATTGCAAAAGACACCACGGGTAATTATGTATTTCCACCATTTATTATGCCTAATGGAATGCAAGTAAAAGGAATACCAATCACTGAAACAACAGATATCCCACAGGGATATTTTGAAGTCTGTGATATTACCAGATCACAGAAAAGGTTTAAGCGAGAATTAGAGATTCGGGTTTGGGAGCAAAACGAAGATGATGCAATTAACGATAGATTAACTATTACCGGTTCTTTAAGGGTTGCGTTTAGAATTAAGGATCTGAACAAGCCTGCATTTATCTATGATAATTTTGATAGTGCATTATCTATAATCGAAGGTGCAGCAGCAGCTTTGGCTTTTATTATCGCAATGGCGCCGGTATCTGATGCAAGCAAATTAACTATAAATGGTCTAATTAAGGCCGGTGTTACTGGTACAGT